TAGAGTAGCCATAAATATATCAATAGTATAGGTTTAACAATAAGAACATAAAACCTTAGCCCCTTCGTAAGCTTCTCATGCACTTCAGGTTGTCCCTCCTCGCTCTGTTTTTCCAGATTCATGTTGGTGGCGGAGCTAGGAAACGCTTACTCCCCCCCTAGAATACGGAATCAAAAAGATTCGATATTCTAGGGAAGTTGTGTATTCTCTTCTTGCCGTATGGCATCGCTGAGGTTTCCACAACTCATGTTGTCTCACGATCAACATCGTCTCTCAACAGGGACAAGGTCTGCTATCAAACCCCCTCAGGTTATCACTCCTTTTGAGACGCCCCCCTCCTTGCGGAACAGGACAGTCGCACCACAGTTTACATAACGTAAACTTGCGTCTTATAAGTTGAGTCGGGTCTCTAACACCAGCTAGGGGAAGAATTAAGACCCCGAGTTTTTTTTACTTGATGTGCTTTCAACAAGTCGCGCGTCTATATAAAATTTGAAGAATGTTGTTGACATTTGTAATAATATGACATATAATTTCATTTGTCAAGGGAATTTATTAGTCAAGGTCTGGTAATTTTCCAAGACACCACGCCCCCATGCTGATTACATGGGGGTTGCGTCGTTTTATGAGTTTCTTTTTTCATAAAGTTTATTTACAACAGTCATTAGTAACCCGAATGTGACTGGTTCGTTGGGATCATGATCGCTGTTTATAATCCCATTTTGAATAGCCTTTAATATTTCACCCTTAGCCCAAGTAGCGTCTTTAAAGCCTAGTTTAGTTTTAATATCTCCCACATTAATCACTCCTAAATAATCCAATAACCCATAAGCAATACAATTAGCCTCATGTATTAAGTCGTCTTCGGAGTTAACCGCTTCTACGTCAGCGGAATCTATAAATGCGTATTCCGTAATGAGTGCGATAGCCTTAGTATTTCTTATCACGGTATAGTAATCTCCATTAGATCCTCGCTTTGAATAGACATTGCGCCTATTTTGGTAAGAGTTAAATTCTGATGCTATTCTCTCAGCAAGGTCTTTACCCTTACCAGATATACCATAGATGACCTCATATCCATCGGCGCCCGCACCGCTTGCGTTATGGTGAATGCTTATGAAGTAGTCTGCGTTGTATACATTTGACAATTGACTTCTAATATTCAAGTCTATTGTTTTGTCAGCATCCCTTGACATTAGAACGTCTACGCCAAATAGTTGTAGTATTTCTCTAACCTTCAACGCCACCTTCAAGTTGATTTCCTTCTCTAATATACCGTTTGCAACTGCCCCTGGATCTGTACCGCCGTGTCCTGGATCTAAAAAAATCTTCATGATACCTTCCTCCATTCTCGTTTTATTCGATACCAAATTTCGTTACTGTACTTATGCTTTAGGGTGAACTGAACCTGTCCCATTCCGTTCAAGACGTCATCAATCATTTCTTGAGTGACTTTCTTTTTATGTGCCTCACTCATGCGGATGCGAGTTTCTTTAGAGGGGCTTTTGTTTAGACTACCCCCACACTCCCTATTGTACCCAAATTCACGGTTCATAGCGTTAAATTCATCAATCCAAAATCGTTCTCTTACATCCCTCAATTGTTCAGGACATTCTTCTACTATTTGAAATATAAAATTGGAAATACCATATTTATTATAAGCACTTTGGAGATGTTTATTGTGATGTTTATTCTTTTTGAGTTTGTTCTTATGAGCGTACAACCTAAGTTCAACGTCTTTACTCTGTCCGACATATATCTTGTAGTCATAGATGCTAAGTATAAGATAAATTCCAGACTTCATGAAGCGTCATTCCTTTTTCATATTTTCAAAAAACTTCTTAAATATATTGGGTAGTGGTACGCCCACCTGGGCTAGATTTTCAATCAACCCCAAACCTTCTGTGCCAATAAAATATATACTTGTGATTAACGACATCAACTCATTTTCAGCAAACGGAATGTCAGCATCGATGGCCATGTAATCACATAATATGGCTATTAAAATTACCCCGAAGTATAGTATTTTTACGATTACCCCTCGGATACACTTTTTCTTGTCGAATTTTTCATTGTTTAGCATAGCACCAGCTATACCTACTATAAAATCCATCATTGAGACGATTCCTAATATAACCCACAAATAAGTTATGTTTCCTGACACATAAGAAATTAATCCTGCTATTCCACCGATTCCCAACTTAAAAGCATTAGTTTCCATTTTTCTCACTCCTTACAAATAACTCCTTAATTCGTTGCGGTAAGCAATTAGATTCTTCTTTGCTTCAGGAACTACTAACCCCATTCCCTCACAAAAAGCAACCAAATCCTCTATCAATCTAATAAGTTGAGCGTCGGTGTCGGTTAGCTGTTTTAACTTTTCGGCTACTACCTGTGGGTGATATTTATAGAACTTTCCATTTTTGTACCATTTTGAACCCTCTGGAATTGAATCCACGTCTACTTTTTCGTATTGGTCTATTTGTATTAAGGAGTTGAATTCGGTGCCTATCCATTTACCTTCGATTATTTCAGAAAACTCAGCAAATCCAATTATTTCACCACTCTCAGTATCCACAAACATTAACATAATATCAGCTCCTTTTCACTCCGAATACTGTAACGTTCCCCATGTCACCTTCTACATTAGTAGGAGAACCAAACGACGCATATAGTTTTTGACCAGAAGTCAATATAATGGGGTCATTAGCTAAAGTCATCGGGATACATGGTGCAGATGTAGCGGTCGTAAATTGATCTGAATATCCACCATAATAAAACCTATTGGATGGTGTAGTTCCATTAAAATATAATCCCATCTTATAACTAGTGGAAAAATTAGTATTGTTTGCCGCTATAAATAAACTCGATATTTCAACCTGTTCTCCTATTCCAGCTTCTGCAATTAAATATTTCATTTCTTGCAATGCTAATGCAGGTGTATTTATACGTAATGAGCCGCAAACAAATCCATTATTGTATCTGGTTAAATAACTAAATAATATATTTCCACCCACTCCAAATTGTGCATTAATTCTAATGGGAGCTGTTCCTATAGATTCGTCGTAATTGGGAGTTGAGGAATTTATATTTACAGCATCTAGCATGGTGACTACAGTTGCGGCAACGCTACAGTATCTACCTTGTAATACGTATTGCGTAGATACGGCGTATACAACCGCAAATAGCGTGGATGACACTATAGTAAGAATCGGTCTTCTATATCCGCTAGCGTCATTACTAGAGTCAAAGTTATATTCAGATGCGCCCGCTGTAATGGTAGTACTGGATATAGTGCCTATTTGACAGTTCCCCTTATTTGTATCGGTAACATCTGTGTATGCTAATGCAAATGATGTGGCACTTAATGCGCCAATAGAAGGATATCTAATATCAGCTGTTCCGCCAAATGCAGCCAACCCACCTGTATTAGCGGTTATTGTTGTGTTACCGTCGAAAGTCAGCGTAACGCACTGTGTTACTGTGGCTGACACTCTATAAACTACTGTGGCTAAAGTGGTTGAATGTGAACACAATTGAGTTAAAGTGGTGTATGCGCTGATGTCAGTTGTAGCTTTAAATGTTACGGAACTACCAACAGATCCGTTTGCTCCGCTCATAGTATATATTTTAGCCTGTCCATTTGTAGTAGAATTGGCATATGCAAGCATTATTTTATCAGTATCCATTAGAACAGCACCTATAGGAGTACTCGCGGCTGCATTAACGGTAGTCGTATTCCCCAATGTAGGTACTGTACCGGATATAGTCCCACCTCTCGCTTTAGCGTATGTGTCTCCATCATCTTTGTAAAATATCATAAATTTATCATCCGCAACTCTGACTGGTATTATATAAGATGCTCCTGTACTATCAAACACAACAGGAGTACCCCATTCTATGCATGCGTCTGAAATCACTTCCCCAATTACTACTGTACCCCCCCCTGTACCACCTTCGTTGTATACGGCAATCACTGTTGTAGCCGATATTTCACAATGGTTACCCCAAGTACACGAATTTAATGGGTGTTTAAAAATAAAATTACCTATTCCAGCTATTTCAGTAGATTTAGAATAGGCTTCTGCATTGGTAAAACTTGATAAATAAGCCATTATACTATACCCCCCAATGCGATTATCATAAGATTTATTTTGGTATTTTCAAAGGCATCTTCAATACCCTGTTCTATTTTGTTTAAATTAATATCATTTATAGATTGACCAGATCCGTTAGTCCATGTAGTTTTAACATATTCACTCATAAAATAACCCCCTATGCTCTAATAACCTTATCGATCCTAGTTATAGATATTTCGTCGTTTGCCGTTTTCTCGAAGTGCCATAACGCTCTGCTAAGTAATGTGCCAGTATCCACTGTAGCAGTCGCTGTACTGCCGCAATATATGCCAACCTCTTCGATTGTAACCCCAACTAAATCCGTACTAGTTAAGAAAAAACCTCCGTTAGTCTCTCCAGTGGCAGTCCTAGAGAATGCTGTAGTCGGAGGTATCCTTAATTGTTCGGATACTAATTTGACATCCGTACCAGAGGGAGCGGTTGAACCAGTTCCAAAAGCCATGTACTTTATTTGTAGGTCTGGAGCTACTCCTAGCAGGATTTCTATTTCTTTGTTAAGAGCGGAGTTAGTAACTAAATTCTTAACCACATCATGCTGATATAATCGTCCATTACGAAACACCATTATGTCAAACTGTCCCTCTCTATCTCTAATCATTAAAATCCTCCTCGTTTACCAAGGCTATATCAGGATACAGCGTGGCTTCTGGATATAAGTCAGTTGCCGGAAATAATGCAATAAATAAATCAGTCTCGTATGTCCCGCTTCGGACGCGGTTCTCTTTACTTCTCATAGCTTGTAATACAACTTCGTTTTCTTGGATTACAAAGTCGTCGGCACTTTGAGTCATTTTGCGGAAGAACTCTACCCAAGATCCGTAACTCTCTCCCGACAGTAACTTTACGTCATAGAACAAAATTCCAGCTTCTTCAGATATCGAAACTGATTCTATCAAGTAGTTATCGCTTATACCTAGACTAGTTATCGTAACTGGAACTATCTTTCCAGATACCTTGAATGTTCTAGTCCGTATATCAATGGTTTCAGGTATCTCACCGTACTTATTTAACAACCCATTAGCGTACTCTAGTGCTTGAAGTTTATCGTCCATAGATCTGCGTTGTTCAAAGTCCTCATACTTACCAGTTCCACCCTCAACCAATTTTCGAGCGTCCTGCTCCTCTATATCCTCGGCTATTATTAGGATTGGAATTAGTCCCTGATAAGTTATCTCTATGGAGTCGGTTGTACTTAAAACCGTTTCAGCATCATCTTGCGAAATCTCTTTCTTTTCCTTATTCCAATACCACTTCTTTCCTTGGTCAAGTCCGTTTATACCGATGTCAGTTCCGCTAACTTGAACGGAGTTTATGAATATATCTGGCTTTTTGGCAAGTGGAAATCGAGTTAGAAACGTTCTAGCTACACCATCTGGCTTTGGAGAAGGCTTCTCCAAGGACTGAACTTCTGTCGTACTGTCTCCAGCCTTAACATATTGTATATTTCTGTATTGATCTGTGTTGCGGTTAACGGTAGCGTCCAATATGTTGATTGTGCTATCATAACCACTATCGAAATTGTCTTCTCTATAGAATAGGTTCAATTTCTTATCATAATCTATGTTCCAGTTTATCCCTGTAGCATCCTGGATATATTGAAGGGCTTGTGATATTTGGATATAGTTGAAGTTGGCTTGGATTATAGTTGGAACGTCAGCAGGTACAGTACCCTTGGTTATACCTTCACTGCCCAAATAAACAGAAATGATATCGTCAACAATATACTCAACTGTCTTATTGGCGTAAGTTTTGGCTATGCGCCGTCTATCTGCTAATTGGTTATAGTCAATACAATTGATGTTTATCCTTCGATATGAAGTCCCCCTAAGTCTACTAGAGGAAAAGTCTTGTATAGTGCCGCCAAATATCTTAGTAGCACCATCATAAACTATAACTTCCTGCCCTATTGAAACTGTAGAAGTGGTTGTATAGCTAAAGGAAAAAGTAGACCTATCATTAATATTGTCGTCTATGCTTAAACTACCTTCGTCTATGCTAATATTAGAACCATTCAAACTAACTATTATACTCATGGTCTAACACCCGCCATTCTCAATTTTTTAACTAACTGATTAGCTATATTATCCAAATCCATCGCAGATGAAATGGTGTTTCCAGTTATATTGATAATCACACCTTGATTCATCTTGCCTAGTGGTACTACAGCTTCAGGTCCAGCTTCTCCTATCATAGCTAATGTAGGTTTGTCTACGATTCCACCTTTAGCTAGCATTGGTATTTCTGGAACTTTAGGAAACGATAACGTTTGACCCCCCACAGTACCGATACCTGGAATAGTTACCGAAGGAATGTTAATGGATATGGAGTTTATCTTTTTGATAAATCCATTTATAAACCCTATTGTGGTATTTATTCCGTTTTTTACATTAGTTTTCACACCATTCCAAACCTCAGTAACTTTATTCCCCACGCTGTCCCAAACGTCATTACACGATTTCTTTATATCTTCCCAGGCTTTAATGACTGAATTTCTAAAGTTCTCGTTAGTTTTCCATAAGTACGTTATCCCGACTACCAAAGCTGCTATCGCTGTGGCTACAAGTACAAATGGATTGGCTAGCATAACTAAATTCAGTGCAATTTGTGCTACTCTCAACGCTTGAGTCCCCAATGTTAGTGCCACGGTTGCAGCCGTGTGAGCTACGGTAGACACTGTTAAAGCTGCGTATCTAACTGCACTTAAAAGCGTCTGAACGTTTAATAGTGAAAATAAACTTATTATAGTTCTCACTGAATTTATAAGACTTGAGAAAGCTATTAATAACGGTCCTAATACCAAAGTTACACCTACTATCTTCAATGCAGTCTCTTTTTGCTCGGGAGTTAGATTTTTGAATTCATCAACCACACTCCTTAGTTTATCCGCCATCTCTTTTAGCTTCGGTAAAAATGTTACGCCAAGACTTATAGCTAAATCATCCACAGACCCCTTGAATAGCTTCATAGAGCCATTGAATGTGTTTAATTTGTCAGTCGCAACTTGTTCCGCTGTAACGTTACTCATTGAACTCTTCATAGCGTCTATGCCTTTTTTACCTTCACTATATAAGATATTAGCAGCTCTTATAGCATCAGATCCAAATAATGTTTCCATCGTTTGCAATCTTTGTTCACTAGTCATACCTGCCATTGATGTTTGTAATAACATGGCTATATCATTCATGCTTTTTAGATTTCCGTTTGCATCAAAAAACGCACTCGTTCCTTGAGCCGTTACAAGTCCCAATTCTTTGAAAGCATTTTTTTGGGCGGTCGTAGTAGGTTGTAAATTCATCAACATTGTTTTAAGTGAAGTACCAGCATCAGAACCTTTTAAACCGTTCTGCGCAAATAACGCCAGTGCAGTTACAGTATCATTAAAACTCAACCCCACCGCATTAGCCACAGCCGACACTTGAGATAATCCCAATTGTAACCCTTGAACGTCAGTAGCGGAAGCATTAGCAGCACCAGCTAATAAGTTTGCTACAGTTACCATATCTAGACCTTCTTTTTTAAATGCGTTCAAAGCTGTAGACGCTATCTCGGCAGCTGAAGTTAGTTCTATTTCTCCCGCTGTAGCAAGTAATAAAGCACCTTTTAGCCCCCCATTTATAATTTGAGTCGTAGATAATCCAGCTTTACTTAATTCAGTTATACCATTAGCTGCTTCAGTTCCTCCAATACCCATCTTTTTCCCCAAGTCTAGTGCTAATGCACTTAACTGAGTAAGTTCCTTAGACGTAGCACCAGATACCGCTTTGGTATTAGCCATTGCTTGTTCGAAATCGGCGGCTGATTTTACTGCTGCCGCGCCCATTCCCAATATCGGAACTGTCAACGCCATGGTTAATTTTTTACCAATATCAGTCAGCTTAAGATTAGTCAATGCACGTAAAGACCGTTGTGCCTCATTCATTGCAGTTTGTAAAGGTCGTATATCAGCACCTACACGCGCGATTATGTTACCAGCAAAAGCCATCCTTACGCACCTCCAAATGCACGGTGTAGTTGTTGCACCATGCTTAACATTTCAGACGATGACATCTCTTTCTTTTCCTCTTTCCCATCCAAGCCCTTAAGCACACTCTCCAACTTGGGCATTTTTTGCACACGTTGAAAATAAGCGTTGTAGTACGCTACGGTAATGCTTGTTTTGAATTCTTCTTTAGATTTTAAAGTGTGATTTTCCACTATCATGTTTAGCTCTTTAAAAGTCAAATTATAAAAATCATTCGGGGATAAACCACAATAGAGTGCAGTTTTAAGGGCATCGTCCCAATCCCACTCGCCACTTACTTTTTTCCCTCTTCAATTTTACCCCCACCAAAAGCCTCATTCATTGCAGTGGTCATTGCTTCGATTACCGTCGGTATATCACTGTAGTCATCTATGAGCTGAGCCACGCCATCCAAGCTAAGTGATTTATCTTCCCAATGAAGACCCGCCCATACAATCGTACAAACGTCTTTGTACCTCAATTCATTGTTGAAATCTATCGACGCTAAGGGCTTTCCTAATTTATCTTCTAGTAACATTAAAGATTGCATTCCATATCTTAAATTTCTAACCTTATCCAGTTCAATCGGTATAAATTTCTTAGCCATATTAATATCTCCTCTCAAAATAAAAAAGCCTTTCGGCTTCTGTTATAATATTCTCCCCGTTATACCCTAATTCTCGGTCGGTTGAGTTGAATTCCGAAATCCAAAATATTTCTCTTTCGTCTAGTGAATCAACGTCACATTCTTCGAGTATTTCAAACAAGAAGTTATCTGAACCGTATTTGTTGTAGGCTCTTTGGAGATGTTCGTTTTCATGATAATTACCTCTAAGCGTCGATTTGTGAACTGAAATCCTCTTTTTAAGATTCACGCTCTGCCCAACATAGGCTTTGTAATCGATTAGATTAAGAATCAGATAAATGCCAGAAGCTATAACGAACACCTCCTTTTACCTTAATACTAGTATGCCAAATTTATGAATCAGAATCAACTAGTTTTATTTGTCATTACCACATACACTTTAGGAGTCTTACCAACTTCATATACCATTATTTTAACTTCTTTACATCCTACAGAAGCCTGCGCTATTGCAGCTGACTCAGTTCCTGAAGTTAATGTTTCTACTAACACGTCATCCACATAAAGTTTTATAACATGTGATCCCGCAGTTGCCTTCACTACAAAACCAGTTTCTGTAGTATAAGTAAATACATAACGTAAAACACCTATTGCGAAAGTTGGAGTCCATGCCGCTGCTGTGAGAGCCGCGCCACCTGCTTTTGTGATTTCCAGAGCTGAAATTCCTGTAGACGCTACCGTGCCCAATACTGGTGCGCCCACAACCTTAATTGTAGCTTCGAAAGTGATGGGGTCTTCAACTGTTACACCCGTCATAATTTTTGTTACTATTCCTTGAAAAGTCCAAGTTACGCCTGTGGGCAAAGTTATAATGAAGGTATCTTCATCTCCAGAATTAAAATCGGTTATAAGGTCTATTTGTCCAGCATCGCTACTAACGAAAAACCCTTTGATTCCTACTTCTCCAGCATCTTTGAAGCCGTTAATATAAGATTTGTAGCCTCCAGAACTATCGAGCGTCGTTACGTCTAGGGTGTCACTGCTGGCGTCAATCCCCGAAATTTCAGTTAAAGATCCTATGAGTTGTACACCTTTTGTAAAAGTTGTTCCTAATCCACGATTTGCCATAATAATCTCCCTCCTATTATTCTTGATACGATACCTGAATGTCTATCGTTCCCTGGTATTCATTTACTGTCGGATCGTAAGTCTCCACTTCGTCCTCTATAAAAAGTGACTGGCAGTATACTCCAGTTGTAGCCAAAGTTCTAAAGTTGAAAGTCTTCAATTTTTGAATAATAGTATCCATCAACGTTTTGAGTGATGTATAGTGATTATGATAAATGTCCAATTGATAACTCGCATCAATTAGACCATCAAACCCATCCATAACCATTTCTCTATTTACTGAATTCAACGTGAACACCATTATCGGAAGTGCTATATCTTGTCTGACTTGAATTGGAAATATCTTGTCTGGTAATATAGTGCTTAGTTCAACAACCAGGCTCTCTTCGAAATTCATTTAACCACCACCATTTACTAAGTTACTCATGGTACTCATTAATTTTTCCAGCATAGCCTCCTGAACCGAGGTTCTTAATCTCCTAACGGCGTTTTTAATGAAATACTTACCCCTCACGTAACCGCCATTCTTAGTTTTGAATCCGTACTCTTGTGATGCAGGATAGTAGTATCTTTCCCCTGGTCTAGCCGCTTGAGAAATAAATCTTCCCGATCTAGGTCTACCAACTTTGACAAAAATATCATTCATTTTCTCATTGAAAATTATCTGATAGACTTTCTTTCCGGTTTTTCTTTTCTCCGCACGTAACTTCAATCCTTTTCTGAGTTTACCGCTTTTGACTGGAGCGTCTAATTTGGCTTGAGCTAACACCATTTTTGCGCCTGCTTTAGTTGCGTATGTCAATGCTGCTGGGGGAATTCTTCCGACGCGTTCCAATAGTCGTTGAAAGTCCTCAATCCCCTCCCATCTTATATTAGCCATCTCAACTCACTACCTCCCTACACATCAATTGTAACTCCACATTTCCCTCGCCCTTGTTGATAACGTCTTTTATGAGGTACGTTTTACTTCCCATGATAACTCTCATTTTAGGAACTACCCCATATAAGTAGCGTATCCGTATCCGAGTTGATACTTCAGAATGCTCCTGTTGACTGTTGAAGTATTCTCTGCCGCTTAGAGGTTGTACGCTAGCCCAGACTGTAGCAAACGTAGTGTAGGATTCAGTTATTTCTCCGTAGGAATTTCGTGCATTTCCAGGAATCTGGATTGTGACTCTGTGCTTTAGTTTACCGCTCTCCAAACTGATCACCACCTAAATACTTTGTTTGGATACAACAGATTATTAACGCTGAAAGGAATCTCATTCAACTTCTTTTCTACTGCTAACTCTCGGTTCTCGTACCAGTGCGCTACAAGTATCAACATGGCTTGTTTTATTGCTTTGGGCAATATCAATCCGCCCACACCATGACCCGCCACGTAACGAATCCTGACCGCTCCTGTGGGGTAGGGTGTGAATACTGGAAAGTATCCATTGTAGATTGGTACTACTAGTCCAGGCATCACGTCAGCATTTAAGATGTAATTAGCCGCATCCCAAGTATATTCAGTTCCGTTAGACGCCTTGTACTTGATTGAAGTTATGGACTGAATCGGACTCTTAGGTAGTTCAATGTGTTCGCACGCTGGAAAATCGTCCATAATCAGCTCTAACGTTTGAGTAGCAAGTGCCCTTCCTGTGAAAGTTTCGCAATATTCTCTCGCCGTAGTTATCAATGCGTTTAGCAAATCATCCTCGATGTTAGTGTTACTACTAACTATCACGTCCACCGAATACACGCAGGCGGCATTAGCAACCACCCCAACCGCCCTGATGTAAGGCTTCACCCCAGTATATTGCTTCTCGTATACAGCTTCGTCGTTAGCAGTCGTAACTTGTGTAAACGCTCCTCCAACCCAATCTGTAAATATATTGTTGTCGTCAGACTCTTCTATATGAACATCCAGCGTCCCAGTAGCAGCGTTTGTACCAGCATTAAGATTCACTATTACAGTTTTACCAAGTACGCTAATGCTAGTTCCGTTTACGCTTCCCGCATTACGAGAGGCTGGATAGATTGATTGATAAGTCGTTATGTCGTCTGCTAAAGACCCAGAATCTAAACGCAAGTGAGCCTTTACTTCAGCTAATGTTATTGGCTCGGTAGTTATTTCAGTTATTACTTTTAAATTCATTTCATCACCTCTAATCATATAAGTGATAATAAACTGAGATTTTAACGTTATCTCCACCGCTCTTACTCGCTACTTTCGCAGATATTCTAGTGTTCCCAGGTTGTGCTGGTATTTGAATAGGTACGTTGGATATGCCGCTAGTAGCACTACTTCTATCGGTTCTGATCCTTCCTATTTCAACTTCACTACCAATACCGCCATTATAAAATACTAACTCGTAAACGTCAGTGGCGGATGCATTTTCAAATATTATATAATGGACGTCATATTCAGTTGTTATTGCTCCAGCAGGTATTACTTCAACGAAATTACCCAGTTCCCAAGCTCCCGCCCCTCCTGCTATCATAACTCCGTTAGCTAATGTTGGGTAACACCTAGCTTGGCGGTGGATGTGTTTATAAATACTATTTAGATATCCGAGTATACTAACATCTGACGCATCGTCGCCTTTCTCCCCGAATATACCCGCCATTAAATCATCAACTCCTCGTGTCTGGTAAGATCGTGTTCGTACTGGTTGTTTCCCAAATACTTGTAACAACCCGCTATGAAATGGTCTGGTAGAGGTGTCTCAAATTCAGCTTCTACATAATCGTTGTACTGATATGTTATACAATCTCGTATATACCCTTCGATCACCTGTATATAAAACGTCATTCTCAACACCCCCCTAATACCGCAAAGTCTTAATCGTTATCACATCATTAGTTGAACCTGCCGCCGAGGCATATTGAAAAAGGTGTGCATTTATATTATCTTGAGTATCAACACTAGAATCAGTAGGGTCATTTCCGTTTATATCCGCAGAGGTCAACACAACAGCACCTGTCTGTGTATTTACACTCGCCACAGCTCCACTTCAACCAACCTCGGTCTCCACTCCGCCAGACGTTAGCTTGTATAACTTATTGTCACTCTTAAAATACACCTTGTTATATCCAGAAGCAGGATTGTCGGGAGTTGCGATTTGCTTATAAGTTTCATCCTCTTCCATATCCAATAATACCTTTTTGGTATTCGCACCTAAGGCGCACGAGTTGGCTATGAAGTGGTAATTCGTCACTTTATTCATTAATAAATTAATGTTTGTGTTCCCAGTAAATGTTCCTGTTATAACACAGTCCAATATACCACAAGGTGGAACTTCCGTTGGTGCAATTGTCCAAGTCATACCCGCCTTTATTTCCGACTCACGAATCATAGAATACGTCGCAACTGCAACTGCTTTCTCTAATGAACAATTGATGGCGTGTTGTAATCTAAGAACACCACCTGTAATAGCACCATATATTCTACACGTGTTCAAGTAAGCATTTAGGTTTCCCGCCCAAGAACCCGCGGCTATAGAAGCGTTATTACCTACTGCAACTCCATCCCAACCAAAAATAGAAACTCCCTTTAAATCCAATTCTCCACTAGTCCCACCAGTAGAATTGCTCAGGTTTAAAGTTCCAGATAGTCTGAAGGCATGTCCATATAACTGATGAGTACCGTAATTCGTAGCCGCTATAGGTGCGATAATGCTAAGGCTCGGACGAATACTATCTAACGAAGTCAACGAACACGTTACGTTGATATTACGAGGCGTGCCCGATACAGCCCAGTTAGAACCCCCAAACGTACCCACGTTAACTATTCCTTCGGGTAATATCACTACTTTTTTTCGCCCTATGTCTATGCTAAGCTCCTCATCATATGTCCCAGGCATTACTTTTATAATATAAACTCGTCTCATTTCAGTTGAATTGGTTGATACAGGAATCATGTTCAGTGCTTTTTGAATGGTTAAGTAAGGTTCATCTATATTCCCTGTACCAGTACTATCATTACCACCCTTATCCACGTACAGCACTTGGGTTAATGGAATTTCTACGTCTACGCTAGCTCCCTGTACACTGCCGTTTACTATATTCATATTAGATCGCCTCCCACAATAGGGTGATTCCGTAAACTCGGTTGTTTGCATTTGCCCACGCTAATAAAAGTTGGTCTCCGTTTTCAAAACTCATTGGTGCGTCTGGTTGAAATACATAGTCGGTTACTGCCGTCATGTCTTGGGTGGCAATTACTAAATCGTAAACCGCCCCTTGATTTGCGTCCAGTGTAAGCGTCATATTGGCAGCACCACCTGCAGCACTTAAATGAGCCCTGACTTCTACTAGTCTATAACTTTCTAATGGATTAAGCGCAATCGCAACCGCTGCGTTTCCTGTATAATAGGAAAATCTGAGGTGATTCATCATCATTCCTCCTTTAAAAAAATAAGAGCCCCTAAGGACTCAATCTTATAAACCACCTGTACCGTCAGCAGCTACTACCGCACCTGTGTTGTTAAGTGGTTCATAGAAACAATGGAATACAATTTCTCCACCTGTTAAAGTGTCAGTCTTTATTTCATATCCAATATCTAATCCGCCCGCTATTACTTTATCGATTACACTAGAAAAGTTGAATGCTAATTCAGCAGGTGAAGTATCAAGCCAGAACTTACCAGCGTCGATATCTGTTCCTGTAGTCGTACCCAACATTATGTCGGTGTCCCCTGCTACTCCAAGTTCTATTGTTCCCGCTCCTGCTACGTTCACAGTACACTCTGGAATTATTCTCACTCTTACAGCACCAGTCACAGTCAATATTTCATGACTTCCCACTGCGCCAGTTGTAAGAGCAGCGAAGGTTATGGGCACACGAATATAATTCGGACCACCATATATTACAGCGTCTGCGTTTATTACATCAGCTAAACCATCCACCACTTGTTGGATATATTCCGCCCTCTCGATGAGACTCCCATCGGCATTAGCCACCACATTTGTGCTCTCAAAATCATTGTTATTGTTGTCGTCACCCAAAGGGCGCGAAATTACAAAACCGTCAGCGATCGTCATTTCAAATTACCTCCTAATAATAAATAGGGGCTTTCGCCCCGATAATTAGTTTACGTTTACGTCTGAATCGATTACGTCTGCGCCTTGTACAGCCGGAATGTTCTTGCCATTATAAAGTATTACTAGTACCGCGTCTATTACTATGTTTGCAGTAGCTCTATCAACGTCAGCTCTCAAATATCTTTTTCCAGGTTTGATTACGTCCAAGATTAAGAGTTTTTGGTCATGGTCTGTTGCAGTAGCCGTCAAGCCGCCAGCCACAACGCCTTCGTAAGCTCCATCTCCTAGGGCAGCCGCGTCACCAGTATATGCCTTAAGTGTAGCTACAGCAGTAGCAGCCACGTCGCCCAGAGCGCACACGATAAGCGCGTTTTCATATCCGTCCATGTCAACGATGTCGCCGTTTATAACATCCCCAAAGCCTGCCACAGTATAGTTTATAACCTTATTGAATTGTCCAACGTGCAATAATGATAATATCATGATTT